TTGCAAGATCTTCGCGGTGATTTTGCACAAAGTCCTGAGAACCTACGGCGCAGTTTTTGTGTTATGGCAATTCTTCACGTCCATCCCACGGCGGATGAGCTGACTGTGGAGGCCATAGTTGATCTGGACATTCAGTATGATCCAGATTGGGCACTAATTGCGTGCGCGACCTACTTGAAAGCAAAGATACCGGTGCTGGGAAGGGAAGTTGTCGTTTCGATGTTTCACCAATCTCTCTTCAATAGATTTGTAAGACACTTTAGAGTGTCAAATTTCGATTGGTACCACGACTTGACTCGTGAAGGAATCGAGCCCAACCCCGGCTATGACAGACAAACATCAAATTCAGCAGGAAGCAGTTGCATTGAGCCTCCAATTGAGAGTGGACCTCAGCAATCCAGCCCTCCGATGCATTTTAATCGGAGGCCTGGCGGTCGTGCCCCATTTCCCAAGGGTAGCAAGGGACGACCTGCAGAATGGCGTGTGGTGCCTAAGCAACCCACAAGAGCCAGCAAGAACACCAAGGCCGTTCACAGCTCTCTGGAGGAGTCCGCATCCAAGCTCCTAGGTGAGATGGATGCGTTGAAGGAAATGGCTGCTGCTGAAAAGGAAGATAAGTTCAATCCAAAGGAACTGGAAGTTTTTGTACGCGAATTGCCAAAGACGTTCAATCAAGTTGTGCTGGGCGGTATTTCCAATGTGGGAGTTACTTATGAGAATGTTGAGTTCCACAAGCCCAAGGTCTACGCAGAGCTGTTGAGCGGAGGGATTTTTGCCCTGCTCGGCTTGCGCACTTCCAGAATTGCCTCAGCTTTGGGCTTCATTGGCGGCATGTTGCTGCCGGAGATGATCAACCACGGAGCCAAGCTGGTACGCCGCAGTCTTCTCAAGTACCTGGATAAGCCGTTAGTTCCAATGTCAAACTTTGAGTCACATGATGTGGCTTCCTCACGTTCCTATCGTATGCCATGGCTATGCAAGTTGGCGTGCTTTGGGATTAAAGCATCGAATTACATCTGCTCGTGGTTTGGAGGCGACAGCATAACCTCAATCATGCGAGTGAACAGGACATTTCAGACGTCAGGGAAGGATGTTAGGCACAGTTCCAGCGATTCAATTCGGGTTGATGAGAAGCCTGTTGATTGGGCAGTGGCACAAGTTATTGAATTCAATCTGTGCACAATGAATCGAATTTACTTCCAACCGCAAATGGCCCAGGAGTTGGCGGCATCCTCAGTGCTTTTGTCACGTGAGGCGCTGCAACGCAAGTCCCTCGGCAATTCCCAACTTAACATGGATCCGCACAGGAGGTTGTTGATGGCTACCGACACTGTTCTCGCGGCTGAGATTTACTCAAGTGCGAGCAAGAACATGATCAACAATGTGCATTTAAATGGAGTCGCGGGTCAGGCAGACATTTGGCTGCGAACGGGTATCGCATGTGTGAGCTGCCTGACCCTCCTGACCCTCCTGACGTTCAGGATTTCCATGTTACCTGGCACGTTAATAAGAGGCGCAGAGTCATTGTGCAACACGCTGTTGGACCTGTGCTTCAATCACTTGCCCCCCCAATGGCTGATCCATCACATGCGCAGACTACATTTGTAGGTATCTGCCATAGGTTCTTGAGGAAGCCCCCATCTAGCCAACCCATACTGTTAGCTGAGTTGATGAAGCATACTTATCGGTTTTGCAGTCGTCATTTCAAGCCGATAGAGAAAGGTCAAATAATGTCCTATGAGGATTGGAAGAAGACAACTCACTACAGTTTGGCTAGGTTGGCGGAGCTTGATGCGGCGAGGGAGCGGTGCGATAACGTGAGACCGTATTGCGAGGAATTTTGCAAGCTTGATGGACATCAAAAGCGAGAAACATACCTGGAGTTCAAGCCTCCGCGAGGCATAAACTCGCGATCTGATGAGTTCAAGCAATGGGCCGGACCATTCATCAAACAAATTGAGGGAATAGTTTACCACTATCCTGCTTTTGTCAAGCACATTCCAGTCAAGGATAGGGCTAAGTACATTGTGG